GCGTAAGTGTCAGGGCATGGATAAGGTGTTTCATCGGGATATCACCGGTAGGCCGTATGTTATTGCGTCTGAGATCCGAGAGTGGCTGATCGAGACAGACGGGCAACGTGTCCAGAAGCCGTTTCCAAAGAAGAAGAGTAAAGATATAGTACCCGGAGAGGATGAATAATGTCAAGAGGGACGGGATATGATTGGGATATGATGGTGCTACGATTGAAACTAGGCAAAATGTGTATCATTTGGATACACTGTACATATGACGATGCAATCCAAATTAGCAGGAGAAGCGGTAGCCGAATCTATCGCCGCAAAACGAGTTCAGCAGATCGAAAAGGCCGGAATCAGCTTCGACCGGATTATCAAAGAGCTAAAGCAGATAGCCTTTTCCGACATCGGCAACTATGTTGAGGTCTCCGAGGATGGCTCCCTCGTCTGTATCCCCACCGCATCAATCACAAAGCCCAAACGGGCGGCCATCAAGAAAATCAAGGAACACACCCGTATCACCGAGTCCGCCAACGGAGAGAAAATCTGGAAGGACAGCCGAATTGAGTACGAGCTGCACGACAAACTGTCCGCGATCAACGTCCTTCTCAAGCTAAGAAACGATTTTCCCGCTGAGAAATTCGAAGCCGATCACAACGTGATGGTCCGCGTTATCGATTACGGCAAGGGGGAGGAGGACTTGCATGATTGACGTGACGATCCCCTACAAGTTCTCCCCGCGCTCATACCAGGTGCCATTCTTGCAGGCCATGGACTCAGGCAAAAAGCGCGCCTGTTGGGTCGTTCATCGTCGGGGCGGCAAAGACAAAACAGCAGTCAATTTTACTGCCAAGCGCGCCTTTCAGCGCGTAGGGACGTATTATCACTGCCTGCCGACGTACAATCAGGCCCGTAAAGTCCTGTGGGACGCGATAGACAAAGACGGATTCAGGATGATGGACCACATCCCCGAGTCTGTCAGGGCCAAGACCAATCAGGCCGAGATGAAAATCAACTTAATCAACGGGTCGGTCTGGCAGGCAATAGGAGCGGACAACTATGATGCCGTTGTGGGTGCGAATCCGATAGGCCTCATCCTGTCTGAATGGGCGGTATCGGACAACTACCCCAAGGCATGGGATTATTTCAGGCCGATTCTGGCAGAAAACGGCGGTTGGGCGGTGTTCATTTACACCCCTCGCGGGCGTAATCATGGATTTCAACTCTATCAGGATGCCCTGCGTAATCCTGACTGGTTCTGCCAGCTACTCACCGTGGACGATACGCAGGCGATCAACCCCGCCGATATTCAGGCCGAGCGCGACGCTGGAATGTCCGAGGACATGATTCAGCAGGAGTTTTACTGCTCCTTTCTCGCATCCAACGAGGATATAGTTATCCCCTTCGATTGGATTCAGTCGGCAGGCGCACGCGTCCTTGACTGCCACAGGATGCCGCGTTATGCCGGTTGTGACCCTGCGAGATTCGGCAACGACCGGACCGGGTTTGTCGTCCGTCAATCCGCTGAGATATCCCATATCGAGTCGTGGCGCAACCTTGACACGGTTCAGGTGGCGGGCAGGCTGATTGATCGTTACCGAATCGCTAAGCTCTATGACGTGGTGGCAATAGACGTTATCGGCCTAGGTGCGGGGATATTTGACATGGTGAATAATGCCGGTGTGCCCTGCATAGCGGTAAACGTGTCCGAATCGCCATCCTATGCCCCTGAGCGGTTTGTCAGACTCAGGGACGAACTGTGGTGGAAGGTGCGGGAGTGGTTTCAGAGCCTAGCCTGTTCTATATCACGGTCCATCCCTCAGGCAGAGCGCGACGCGTTGTGCGCCGACATACAGGACATCCACTACACGTATACGCCTGTTGGCAAGATTGCGATTGAGAGCAAGGACGAGATGAAGGAGCGGTTGAAATTCAGCCCCGACCTTGGTGATGCCCTGTGTTGCACGTTTGCGCCCGGGATTGAGCATATGATACCGGAGATTATGAGAACACCCTTCGGCATGGTAAATGCCGTCGAGGAACAATATGATGCCCTGCATTTTGGGCTAGGGAGGCAATAATGGGAGGCGGCGGCGGTATATTGAGTCCAATAACGGAACTACTCTTTGGTTCTGCGCCCAGTCCGGAGCCGATCATCTATCAGGCACCGGAGCCGATACAGCCAGTGAAAACGGAAACGGCTCCATCACCGTCACAGGCTCAGGCCAGTGCTGAGACGGCGGCAGAGAACGCGGTTGCGAAGGAGGCCGAACGTAGACGTAAGGCAAAAGGCGTGTTATCGACAATCGTCACCGGGATGAAGGGTGACACGTCGATAGCCCCGATACTCAAACAGACCCTTGGAGGGGTGTAAGTGGAACAGTCCAGACGGACAGATGACGATCTCGCACAGGATATTCTCAAGCGGCTCGACCAGCTAAAGCTCATCCGGCAGCCTTTTGAGGCCAATATCGACGAGTGTATCGAGTTCACCGCGCCGGACCTGCAAAAGATCAACGAAGAGACAAGCAAAGGGTTAAAGGCGGGCACGACTGTCTACGACGGCACGGCTATCTCGGCCCTCAATCTTCTCGCTGATGGCCTGCACGGCTATCTGGTCTCGCCCGGTATCCGTTGGTTTAGTCTCACCCTGCCCGTCAAGATGAATCAGGCCCGCGCATCGCAGAATATGCGGCAGTGGGACGACAAGTCGATTGACGACATACCAGAGGTCAAGAGATGGCTGGAAGCGGTAGAAGAGACGATGTACTCCGATTTCCGGGCATCAAATTTTTATGAAGCAACCCCGATGATATTTCGTCAAGGCGGCTCGATAGGCACGGTGTCCTGTTTCTGCGAATCTGACCACGATACGGGCAAGATTATCTTCTTTGTCCCCCACTTCCGGGAATGCTGGATAGCGCAAGACCGGTTCGGCAAGGTCGATACCTGTTACCGTCGCAAACCTTTGACGCGCCGTGAACTGTTTCAGAAGTTCGGACTCGACAAGATGACGGAACTGGACTCGCAATTTAAGGATAAGCTGGAACGTGCGCCCTATGAAGAGGTGAACGTCATTCATGCCATTTATCCCCGCGAGGATTTCGACTTCGAACGGGTAGACAACAAGAATATGCCGTGGGCCTCCGTCTGGCTATTGGAATCCGGTCAGAAGAAGCTCATCGATGAGTCGGGTTTCCCCCAGAATCCACAGACGACATGGCGTTGGACATCGAATAGCAACGAATGGTACGGACGTTCCCCTGCGTGGTTCGCGATGGTGGATATCCTCAAGGCCCAACAGCAGGCGTTGACCAACCTCAAGGCCGGTCACCGGGCGGCTGATCCCCCTTATGCCATGATGGAGTCATTGCGCGGCAGGGCCAACCTAAACGCGGCGGGCAGGACATACCTCAGGCAGAACGAGGAAATACCGGCAGCTCTTGATACCGGCCTTCGCGCCCTTCCCATCGCTGAGCAGTTCTTGCAGAGGACCGATCAGGCTATCAAGGAGCATTTTCACGTTGACTTCTTCCTCATGCTCTCTCAGGCGGCCTTTAACAAGACCCAAATGACGGCAACACAGGTAATCGAAATGCAGGGCGAAAAAGCGGCCATACTTGGAACGAGGATAGGCCGGCTGCAATCAGAATTCCTGAATCCAGTAATCGATCAGGTATTCACCATCGACGGCGACGCGCGGCGGCTCCCTGCTCCTCCTGATATCCTCTACGAATTTGCGAACACGCGGATTGAAGTAGATTATCTCGGCCCTCTCGCACAGGCACAGAAACGCCTTTTCAAGACGCAAACGATACAGGCGGCACTGCAATCAGCGGCACCCTTAGCCGCTATCCTGCCTGACACACTGGATATCATCGACGGCGATGTGACCATGCGTGAGATCCTCGAAACGAACGGCCTCCCCGCCCGGTGTATCCGTGATAGTAACGTTGTGGAGGCGATACGCAAGGCCCGTCAACAGGCATTGCAGGCCCAGCAGGTCGATCAGGGTCTTCTCACCATGAGCAAGGCCCTCCCCGGAATGAGCAAGGCACCCGAAACCGGCAGTCCGATGGACGCTTTGGGTAAGGCTATGGCAGGAGGTCAGGGGTAATGTCATGGAAGGGTCTCCATGTCATGTATCAGGAATTGACCGAGAAGGAGAAAGACGACTCCCTGATGGTCAAATACCGTTCCGTGTTCGGCTCTACGGCTGGTATAGAGGTATTGGCAGACATCCTGAAAGACATGGGCGTGATGCATGACTTGGACCCAAGGGACGCGGTATCAAACGCCCTTCGCAATTACGCGGAGAACATTCTGTTGAATAAGGTAGGCAAGACGAAATACATGGCGGCTATCTCGGCGATGCTGGAAGATGCCCCGTATTAAAACAGGAGGGAAAGACATGAAAAGAGTAATTGCACTGGCTGTTGTTCTGGTGTTCATGTTCGTGGCATCGGGCTACGCGGAAGAGATTTACGCACCCGGCAGACACAATACCGGGAAAATAGGCACAAGTTCGAAGTATTGGGCCAACGGGTACTTTACGAACCTTGCGAACAGCAGGGTCGGCGTGTCCAACAAGGATTGGGCCTCGGCTACCGGGACGTGGACGCTGAGCACGGCAGAACAGGCATCACGAATCCTCTATATGACCTCTTGCGGTGGTACCGGTTCGTCCGTTATCGGCCCGTCCGAGACGGGGAGAATGTATACCGTGTTCAACCGCTGTGGTTATGCCGTCACGTTCAAGAAGTCGGGAGGTACGGGTGTATCCATAGGAAACAATACGGCGGTTACTGTCGCCTATCTCACGCTTTCCACGGCGACGGCTGATTACGTTCCCATCGCATCGGCGGAGTTCAATATCAACTATTAAGGAGCGCAAGTGTTCCCGATGTTTCAATTTGACCTAAAGGGCAGGGCAATAGCGGCGGGCATCGTCACGCTTACGCTGTCCGTCTCTACCCTTATGATGCCCTATATGCAGGCATCGGTGCGCAACAACCGGGTGTTCCTTCTCGGCGTGGCGTGTCTCGCGGTCATGGCAATCCTCATGTTGCGGCACACCCTGACGGGATGTCTGCTTCTCGGCTATGTCACGGCCTCCCTGTTCCTCTCTGCGAACGAGTCGGTAGGCTCCGCCATGTACCAAATCCTTTGCCTGTCAGGTCTTTTCCTTCTCGCATCATCGACATACGACCAGTGGAGAGACTACAAGGGATGGGTCTACAACGCCGTCTGCATTGTCGCTCTTGCGAACGTGGCGGCGCAACTGATCCAGGTGTGCGGGGTATCCTTCCCACGAGGTCTCAGGCCTTACGATCAGTATGGCTTTGTTGGTCTTCTCGGCAACGTTAACGAGACATCGGCCCTGTTTGCGGTATGTCTGCCCTTCTTCTTTAGAAAACGCTGGCTATGGGCTATTCCGGCGATTGCGGCGGGTCTTCTCATGGCACGGACAACGAACGGAATTATGGCGGCATCTATCGTGTCTCTTATCTGGCTGGTGGCCCATTACAGGAAATGGGCGGTAGTCGCCTTGTGTTACTGCGCGATCATTGCCTGCGCCGGAGTATTCTTGCTCACCGTTGACCGGTTGGACATTGCCAAGCAACTGTCCGGGCGCGGGCTGATCTATAAGGTGACGGCCCTTGCATCGACTGTGAAGCCATTTGGCTGGGGATTCGGACAGTTTAATTATGTTATTCCACTTCTCACCCATACCGGCACGTTGAAGGAAAAGGGCGGCAAGGACGCGGGGACGTTCATCGCCTACCTGTTCAACAACGTGGCTGATGCGGATGCCCTTGACAGGGCCACTGTCAAACTGACGGGAAAAACGGAAGTGGAGGATATCAAAGCATATCTCACGGAGAAACAGAACAATACCGAGGTGATGTTCATTCAGGCGCATAACGACTATCTTGAAGCGGCGTTTGCCCTCGGGATTCCGGGGCTTGTCCTTCTCCTTGCCTCCCTGTGGCGTTCACTTGTCCGGGGATTCAGGAAGAAAGACAATCTTCCAGCATACGCACTTGTGGCATCGGGCCTCACGGCCTGTCTGTTTTTCGTATGGCAGATTATACCCGTCGCACTGTTGACGGTGCTGTGTCTTGTGTTTACCAACGCAAAGGAGGCGATTGAATGAAACGATACATCAAGGCTTATGGGAACGTGGCGGTATGGATAGGGCTGTTTGTTCTCTTCATCGCCCTATGCGCGTGGAGCGGTACGGTCACGACATCGACGAGCATCTACCCGTCTGTCCCTTCAAAGGGCTACGTGGTCTACGCCACGTCGTTCACCACGGCGGCATCGGCGGAAATAGTGTCATATTCCAGCGTGGCTTCACCGGGCTACGGAGCGACGGGCAAG